TGATCGAGATGCGCGATGACTGGCCTCCGAGATAGAGGAAGGTTCCGGGTACGCCGCCGTAGAAGTTGTCGTTGTTTCGCGCGCCACGCGCGGCGTTGATGAGAGACAAGCGGTAGACGAGCGTCGACAGCAGGACCGTCTCGGTCACTTCGAGCGTCGTGAACTTTCGCATGATCGACAGCGGCTCACCAGCCGTGTCGAACTTCTGCCCGCCGCATTCGTTGTTCATCCCTGCATCGCCCTGCGATGGGAACACAAGACCGGGAGCCACGCGCCACGCATCGCGGAATTCCGCCGTGTGGTTCGTCGTGAACTCGACATATCCCGGCTCATCGGGCTTCTTCTCGGATGACGGCTCGAACTCGCTCGACTCGTACTGGAAGTCCACATTCCAGAGATTGCGCGACTCCTGCACGAGCTTGATCGCGTACGACACGCAGAAGACATCGATCTCGCCGGGAAAGATCTCGCCGACATCTGGCAGAGCCGTCGATCCTACGGTCGTGCCGAACAGATCGCGGATCGTCGACGGAGTCGTGATCGGAGTCGAGTCGTCCCAGACGGCGAAGCGCCGCGATGCGCTGACCTTTCCGTTCGAGTTCGTCGCGCTCGACCTCGTCTCGCTGAGTTCAATGTAGCTCGGCATCAGGCGAATCCTGCGGTCACGCCGCCAGTGAGCTTCGCGCTGATCTCGCGCAGCGTGCGAAGCATGTTCTCATCGATCATCTTCTTCATGGTCGCCGGATAGGCGTCGAACCTGTAGGCACCGATTCCGGTCGAGGCGCTCTGCACGCCCTGCTGGAGCAGCGTGTCACGGTCCTCCATCGCCTTCTTGCGCTCCTCGTCGACATGCTCGGCCAGCGCGGCAGCGCGCTTCTTGTCCTCCTGCTGCTTCTTCTGCGCGTCCTCGGCGATGGCATTGAGCTGCGCTTCGAGCGTGTCCGAGATCAGCTTCTTCTCTAGGTCGTGCCGCGCATACAGGAGCTTCTGCTCCTCGACGGTCTTGGCCTTGTTGAATTCGTCCTCGAACTTGCGGCGCGCATCGACGAGCGACTTCTCGGCGTTCAGGCGCGCGACAAGATCCTTGTCTCCGACGGCCTCCAGCGAAGCAATCTCGCGCTGCATCGCGATGTCGGATATCTGACGCTCGAGAGACACCTGATTCTTCTTCGAGTCCTCGACTTCCTTCTCTCGGTCTGCGATGCGCTTGCGCCGCTCCTCGTCTTCCTTCTCGTACTGAGCCTGCAATTCGCGTGCCGCCTGATTGGCGGCGCGTGCCTCTGCCTCGTCCTGCATCCGACCGCTCAGTCTGGCTTCGAGCGCCTCGCCGAGCGAGAACATGCTTCCGACAATCGGAAGCCCGCGCACCGATTCAAGCAGCGCATCTCCGATCGACTTGTCGTTCTTCAGCGCATCCGAGATGTTGCGAACGATGCTCTCGGCCATTCCGATACCGATGCCGGCACCGAGCATCTTGCCGAGCTTCTGGTCGCTGAACTCCGAAGAGAACTTGTTCTTGAAGAACTGCCCGGCGGTCAAGGCGGTCTGCTGCGACTCGGCCTTGACGGCATTCATCGTCGCCTGGAACCTGTCCATCGACGCCGTCACTGCGATGTTGATCTCGCCTGCGTTCATCGCTGCTGCTCTACATACCTGCGCGCCCAGTCATCATCGGCACTATCGCCGCGCTCGTTCGCTGCGATGCGGAGATGCTCGTCGAACTCGGCGCACGGAAGGTCGAGCGGATTGCCGAGTCCCGGCGCGATCTTCGCGATCAGCTGTGCGTGGCCGAACCAGTCCCGCTTCCGCTCGGGTCCGATGCGGCCTGCGCTTTTCCCTGCGAACGCGCGGCCGTCTCGGCCGCGGCCTCGATGTCGATCCCAAGGCACTCGCAGGCGAGATTCGACAGCGCCGCAAGGTCAAGCGATGCGGCCAGCCTCGACGCACCGTCGACGCCGGCAGCGACATCGATGACTGCCATGGAGCCTGCTGGCGTGAACGCCTCCAGCACGATCGCGCTCGATACCCGCGCGTCCTCGCGCGCCTTCGACGCGGCCTTCATGGCCTCGTCGCGGGACATCCCGCAGGCGATGGCATCCGCAGCCGCGTCCTTCGCCCTGCGCGATGCCAGCGCCTCGCTGAGACCGATCCTCTCCCTGACGGTCAGCGGGCGAACGGTGACGCCTGCGACCTCCCATGGTGCCACTCGGATCATCCATGCCTCCTCTTGAGCAGCGCGGCGAACGGATCGTCGATGACGATCTTGCGGTCTCCCGCGCGCCTGATGCGCCAGATGTCGACCTCATGCGGCCTGACGCCGCTCGCCGCAAGCGCGAATCCCAGCGCGGCCTCTTCCGAGACCGTGCCGGGATTGATGCGACGCGACCATGTGCGGCCGTCGACCTGCACGATGGTCACGATCCAGTCGTTGTCGGACGGCCCGCCGAAGGCCATCACGATGTCCTCTGTATTTGCTGGTCTCATGCTGTCCTCAGACGAGCCATGTCACGACGGGAGCGGTTCCGTCGCCGTTCGAGAAGTTGCAGGTGATCGTGCTGTCGCCGTTCTTGTCGACATTGAAGGCGAAATTGTTGAAGATGCAGTTGGCGGCGATCTTCGCGTCGGCTGCTGCGGCACCGTCGTAGATCGTCAGCGTCAGCGCGGCCGTGGATGTAGCGGTCCAGAACGACGCGGTCGTGGTGCTGGCGGCAGTATCGACCGCCGGCACGCCGTTGAGCGACCCGGTCAGGTCGAGCAGGCCGACGCGGCGGCGCTTGCCTGTGTCGCCGAATCCGGTCAGGTCGCTCTCGGTGCGCTGGAGCGTGGCTGCAAATGTCTTGACCTTGATGACATCGCCGCCGCTTGGCTGCGTCACCGCTCCGTCGTTGCCGATGCAGTATGTGTTGATTGGCATGGTTGAATCCTCAGGTGTCGTGCGCGATGACGCGGTATGTGTCCGTCATCGACCAAGCATCGTCGGAGAATGACGGCACGCCTCCCGACGCCTTGATCGCCGTTACGCGGTCGAAGCCCGTCGCCGCCATCGATGTCGCGAACGCCGTCTCAAGCGCCTCCGATGCCGTGTGGATCGCAGTCGTGCCGGCATTCGCGTACTGGAATGTGAACTCGACCGTGATCTCGTAGCGGCTGACGCCTCCCATCATCCGCGTCACCGTCGCCGTACCGTTCATGCCGTAGACGAGCAGCGGCAGCGACTCGTTGAGCGGAGCCTGATCGAGGTAGATGCGGCTGCCGAGCGCGGCCGTCAGCGTCGAGGTCGCGTAGAGACGGGTCTTGATCGCGTCGAGAATCGGCTTCATTTCGTACCAGCCTCCGCGAATGCGCGCCGTACCCAGAGCTGCAAGATCTTCGATGCCTGCGGCTCGACGCCTCGGATCGAAGGCCTCACATACGGTCGAGGCAGCAGGTTCCGGCGCGACCCGTATTCGAGCGCGCGCGCGTACTTCAGATTTGAGCCGTAGACGAATGAGATCGATCTAGGCGTGCTCTGGAAACCGATGACCGCAAGACCCTGCTCTGACTGCACCTTTCCCCTACCGAACTTCTGGCTCGCGTCAATCAGCTTTCCTTTGCCGATCGTGCCGATGGCCCACGACTGGCGCAGCCTTCCCGTGTCTACGGCCGGCGGCTGACCTGGCGCGCTGGCACGGTGTAGTCCCTGCTCGCGCAGGTTCCTCGCCTTGCGCTTGCCAGTGCCGATCCGATAGATGCGCCCCGTTCCAGCCTGCGAGAGCTTGCGCCTCACCTCTCGGGACAGAACGAGCTGAATCGCGAGGATGCCATTCACCATGCCCTGCCGCGTCACGCGGTCGATCTTCTCCTGATCGATCCTCACGCTGCTCATAGCGTCACCTCAGGCTCGACCTCGACGACCGAGACGACCGTCTGGTTCAGGTGCGGAGCAAGGCCAGTCTCGCCGAGATCGCCTGGGTTGACGACGCCGTTGACGCGCCATGTTCGCACGCCGCCAGCGTAGTAGTCGTGCAGCTCGTCGTCGATCCTGATGTCGTGGCACCCAGCGATGTAGACCACGCCAGCCGTGCGGGCCTGCATCCTTCCCTGCGCGACCTCCTCAGTCTGCCCCTGCGGCTGAAGGAATCCGTGGACCTCGAAGACGCGCGCATAGGACCGCGTCACCTGTCCGTCGGTAGCGATTCCGGTCGTCGCGCGGAAGACATGCAGGCAACGGCCGAACCGCGCGACGATGCCCTCGATGCTCATCGGATCCTCCGATACGGGCCGAGCATGTCGCGGATCTCCTGCTGCGCCTCCGCTGCCGCACGGCGGCTGTACGAGTAGCCTCCGAGCGACTCGCTGGCGACGGACATGTCGCGCGTCCTGTCGCGGTAGAACTTCGCG